AGAGAAGTAAGTTTTATTTTGATGAGATGGTTGAAAAAGCAATTGTGCAATACAATACAGAAGAAGATTCAATTGTTAGAAATCAAATTTATAATGAGTATATAAAATATGCATTAGAAAAGTTGGCTGAAAACATAATCAACACTTTTAAGTTTCCATATATTACTGATAAATTTACAAATAAAAAAGCTGATGTTGTATCTCACCTAATTTTGAATTTGGGCAAATATGATGCTTCAAGAGGAAAAGCATATTCATACTTTGGTCAAGCTGCAAAAAATTATTTAATAATCAATAATGTTGGTAATTATAAAAAATTAAAAACTGATTTAAGCCTTGATCATGAGAGCAGTCATGATGATGAACATGATGTTTTGGAAATTGAAGATCATCATGTTGTTGGTCAAAACACCAAGGGGGACAATCAAGAATTTCTAAAACAAGTCATTGTTTATTTAGAAAACAATATTGATACTATGTTTAAAAAGCAACGTGAATTGAAAATAGCAAATGCTATAATTCAATTGCTTCAAAACTATGAATCAATTGAAAATTTCAGTAAGAAAAATATTTATATTATGATACGAGATATGACAAACTATAAAGCAACACACATAACTAGAGTTTTGGATAAAATAAGAATTGTTTACAGTGATTTGAGAGAACAATATTTGTCAACAGGTTATATTGAAACACGGCAGATTAATTCAGATAAAAGAGTGTATTTGCCATTACTCATTTTGTTGATTACAGTAATGATTTTATTATAAAACTTAATAATGACTTATGAGGGCCCTGAGGGTCCTTTTTAGTATACACCCATTGTATACTTAAAAAAATATATCATAAAATTTTTTCAAATATATGAACAATTTTTAGGCACACCTTTTTATGCTTATAATAAAACGGAGGTGTGAAATGAATAAAATTAAATTTCTTTTTATTGGGCTGTTGGCAATAATTTTAAGCGGTTGTTATACAACTCTAAAAACAACGGAAACATATGCACAGCTCGATGCAAGCGTCTACATCGATTATAATTTTTCTTGTGATCACTGTTATTATGAGATGTATTGGTGCCCATCATTCTGTCAAGTGTTTCATGTAAGAATAAATCACTGGTGCAACCATCACTATGACTGGTATAATACTTGGTATGTCGTCTATTATTATCATCCACATGCATACTATTATGGACACTATGACAATCACTATAATTATCGAGATCAATCCAAGCATTATGTGAGAAACAGCCAGGGACTAAGAAATTATGGAAATAGAAACTATATAAAAAATCAGGACAATGAATCGGTTAAGATTAAGAATCGAGACAAATCAAACCCATTAAAGATTGAGACAAGAGACAGGATTAAAACAAAAAATCCAGATCCACCTAGAATTGAAAGCAGAAACCCGCCCAAATTTAAGGTAGATCGGCCACCTCAGATAAAACAGAATACAAAGCCGCCAAAACAAAATATCAGGCCACCAGATAAACAGCCGAATAAGCGCAACTAATTCATGCCCTCTATGGAGGGCATTTTTATTTTAAAACTATATATTTATATTATATAATGTTATTTTTCAACCACAATAAGAAAAAATTATGATAGACAAAGATTCAAAAATTTTTGATGACAAAAGTTTGTCTGATGTTTTTAGAGATATATACAATAATTCAAAAGACAAACAAACAAAAATTGACAACATAGTAAACAGTGCTAAAGATGTAATAAAAGACATTTCTAGTGCTTCTTTATTATTACCAATAATAAAAGAAATTTTAGAAATATCAGTCAAAAATGATGAACAGCTTGTAAAGCTGGCCGCAATAATCCAAAAAATATTGGACAAAAAAGAAATACAAGGGGGCCTTGATATAGAAAGTATATTACCAATTGAAGAAAAAAGACAGTTGCTTTTGGTCGGAAATAATGGGGGCTTAACAGAAGAAGAAATTGATGATAAAATTAAGCAACTATCAACAATGGTAGAAAAGGCTAAAAAACATATTAAAGAAGAAGAAAAGAAAGCTGTAGATTTAATAAGAGAAACTGATGAGAAGAAAAACTAAATTACAAGGTGCCTCACTTCAATACAATTCAGGATTTAATTTATATAATGATGGTGATGTAAGTGGCTTGGTATCAGGTGTCAGTGGGGGAGACGAATATTATCAATTTGATGCTGCAGAAGTTGTTGATGTAATTTATAATAAGCAACATCCTCAATTCAAAGAAAATGATGATATTGGTAAAATAAGAGTTAGATTGCTTGACAGACAAAAAGATTTGGGTGACGACATTTTGACTTGGGCATGGCCTGCAAATTCATCTTGTTTAGCATATCCAATCAAAAAGGAGATTGTAAATCTTGTTCAGTATTTAGGGCGATACTTTTATATTTACTCATTAAACTTTTCAAATAGTGTAAATAATAATGTAGTCCCAAATGTAACTGAATCTCCAAACAAAGACAACAAAGATAATGCTGAACAATATGAAAAAGTTTCAACATCAAACATTCCACAAAGAGAAACAACAAGCAATCAATCTTTAGGTGATACATTTAAAGAAAACAACGTGGGTATAAAACCACTTTTGCCAGCAGAAGGCGATGTTATTTATAGAGGAAGGTTTGGAAATAATATTAGACTTGGAAATAATCCAGAAACAAATTTGCCAACCATTAAAATGACTATAGGTCAGTCTAACACTGTCGATAAATCAGAACCATTAGAACCCTATATTGAAAACATCAATGATGATAGAAATTCAATATGGATCACGAGTGATGAAGTAGTTGAATTGAATCCGATCACAAGGAGTAAAAGCTATCATTTAAAGTCAGCAAGAAATGCACCAAATACATTTGAGGGAAATCAAGTTATAATAAATTCAGACAGAATTATATTCAATGTAAAAAAAGAAGAATTAATGATTTTTGCAAATAAGGGCATAGTATTAAATTCAAATGGTTATATAGCAATTGATTCTTCTGAAAATATTGGTCTAACAACTTTAGACAAATTAAATATAACTGCAAAAACAGGAGTATATGTAGATAGTAAAGAAATAATTTTGGGCAAAGATGCAACTGAACATCTTGTTTTAGGAGATACTTTACTTCAACTTTTAGATGAACTGTTATCTGAGTTGATTAAAGAAACTCACTTGACAGGAGCAGGAACAAGTGCACCCCCAGATAACGCACCAAAATATGCAGCAATAAAAGCAAAATTAAGAAAGATCTTGTCCAAACAAAACAGGACATTGTAAATTATGCCAATTCCATGGGAACAATTTGAGAATCAAATTACTTCATATTTGAAGGGACATCAAGCAAAATCTGAAAAAGATTTAGCTGAATTTCTTGCAAATAAATATGATACATATATAAAGATGGGAAAAGAACAATATGGAAATGGAATATTGTCTGCAGACAAAGCACTGTTAGAGAATTATATATATATTGCACTTTTAGATGCTAGAAGAGGAAAGCCATTAGATGATGTTTCAAAAAAAATTGCAATAGGTGTTGTTTTATATTGGACAACAGTTAAAATGCAAATTTTAGTTCCTCCACCTGGAGCTGTATCAGTTGTTACAAATGTGGTTGCATTCCCAGGAACTCCCATAAAGTTTCCTATTAAAAATACAAAAGATCCTTCAGTCTTAGCCAAAAATTTGATATTTTGTTTTAAAATACACGCTACTACTATTACAGGAATAAATACAGCATTAGTTCCTGTGCCCGGAGGAGGAACAGTTCCGACACCTTTTCCCTGGACAGGCATAAAATAATTGGTTTTTTTATATTTATATTATATCGAAAAAGGAGTATGAAATGGACGATGTAAAATTGGCGAAATTAGTTGATGTGATAGTTAAACAAAGATTGCAAGAAATCTTAAAAAATAACAAATCTATTCAAAGACTAATAAGAGAAGAAGTTAAATCACAATTGATTGGAATTTTGCTGGAAAACAAAATTGATTTATCGTCAGCAAAAGTAAAGAAAACATCTCAAATTTCAGAGTTGTTGAACGACAATAGAGTGCAAAGAAAATATCCCAAGATTGAAAGAAAAGAGCAACCACAAGTTGTAGAAAGATCTTTTGTTAAAGATCCAGTCTTAAATCAAATATTAAATGCAACACCATACGTTGCAGATTCTGGAGGAGGATTTACAGGAAATGCACTAATGGACTCGATGGGAATGGGTGAAAGTATGATGTATGCTCAAAGTGTAGCTTCAGGTCTTGGAAAAAATGTAAAAATAGACATTGATCAAAATGCAGTCAATAATGTTTCACGCAACATCATCCCAAATAATGCACAATTTATAACTGATAGTAAAACACCACACTTAAAAGAATATGTTGGTGATGATGGTTTTAAGTATGTTGATGATAGAATGTTATTTGAAAATGATCATTCACCGGCTCAAGTTGTGCACAATACAATGGGCAGTGTTAATTTAGAAAGAGCACTAAATAAAAACTATAAACAATTACTTGGAAAAATGGATGAGAAGGCACAGAGGATTAGAAACAAGCCACTCAATAGAATAAACTAAAAGCACTTAAATAAAAATGGCAAAAGCAATCAATATTGACTACCCAATCATAAAAGGAAATACTGGATTCTTTAAGCAGACGTTTGACACGCTGTCTGCGGTCAAAAGCAAAATTTATGTCCTGTTTAAGACGATGCCAGGAGAGCGCCCATTCAATCCAAACTTCGGTTTAGGACTGTATAAGTATGTATTTGAGCAGATAACTAGGGATCAGATTCAGCTGCTGTCGAACGAGATCGAAAGAAAGGTCGCAAGATATATTCCTGAGGTGACAATAAATAATTTAGAGATAAACACGGACTTTAACACAAATGCAGACCAGAACATTTTAAAAATAAAATTAGAGTTCTCATTAAAGAACAATCCAGTACTTCAAGACGTTATCAATATGGAGGTAAGCGCATGAAATTAAAAGATTTACAAGATAAATTTGGAAAAAAATGAAAATCAATATTTTTTTATGAAACATTTTATTGGGGATAAAGGAAAATGAAACTGAAAAGTTTAATAAGAGAAGAGATAAAAATGGGCGAATTTTTAAAATTATTAAAACCATTTGGTAATAAATTCAAAAATTCAACTGCAAAGATTGTAACAAATGATGTTAATGATTTGAAAAACATAACAGGCCTTATTGTAGTAAAACCTGGGTTTGGTTTAAAAGATGATGAAATACAGTATTGGATAAATAATCACGGTCAACAATTTATAGGTGTTAGCAAAAATAATAAAAATTTGGAAAAAATATTATCAATAGCCAAATCTAACAATATATATATTGAGAAATAAGTATGCCAACAAAAAATTTAATAAAGGACGTAAAATATCTCGATAAGAACTTTTCAGATGTAAGAAATGCTCTGATAGATTTTAGCAAGATATATTTTCCAAATGAATATTCAGATTTTTCTGATTCATCAGTTGGAATGATGTTTATAGAAATGACTTCTTATGTAGCAGATATGTTGTCTTTATATATTGACACTCAATTAAGAGAGTCAATGCTTCAACATGCAATAAACAGAAGCAATATAGTAAACATAGCTCAATCATTTAGCTATATTCCAAAACTTGCAGGTGTGTCATATACCAATTTGGATGTATATCAAATAATTCCAGCAACAGGATATCCATTTGTTCCTGACTGGAGATATGCATTAAAAATTAAAGATTTAACAGTTTCTTCAGAAACAAACCCTGATATTGCATTTAGAGTTGATGATGTTGTTGATTTTGCAGAGTCAGGCTCTCAAGATACTGAAATAAATGTATTTGAAACAAATGCAGCTGGAGATGAAGTTACATATTTCTTATTAAAGAAAAAAATAACAGCTTCTTCTGGAATAATTACAGAAAAACAATATACAGTAGGAAGTCCACAAAAATATTTCAAAATAGTTTTACCTGATGAAGACATTATTGACATAGTCAATATATTCGATTCGGATGGTAATCAATGGCATGAAGTTCCTTATTTGGCTCAAGACACAATTTTAGATAGTGTTGCTACAGAAATTAGTTCACAATATTCTCAATATAGATATACGGTGCCCTATTTATTAAGATTTAAAAAGGTAGCAAAAAGATTTACTCGTAGAGTTAGATCAGATAATAGAACTGAAATACAGTTTGGCGCAGGAACATCTGCTTATACTGATGAAATATTAGTTCCAAATCCAGCAAATATTGGATATACATATTTTAATACTCCAATTGATCCAAGAAATTTTATGAACACAAGGACATATGGTCAAGTTCCAGCAAACACAACATTGACTATTAAATATGTTAGAGGAACAAATGAAACAGCCAATCGTCAGGTTGGAGATATTAATATAATTTCAAATGCACAAATTGAATTAGATACAGCAGGTTTAACTGCCGGATTGGTTTCCAGAGTTAAAGCATCAATTGCAGCTTCAAATATAATTCCTGCTGTTGGTTCTCGTGGTATAGAATCAAATGAAGAAATTAGACAAAATGCAATGTCATATTTTGCAGCCCAAGACAGATGCGTCACTGCAGAAGATTATGAAACACGAATATTGTCAATGCATCCAAAATATGGACGTATTGCAAAAATAAAAATAATTCAGGATGAGCAAATTGCCATTGGAGATTCAACAAATCCTCTGGAAAGAATACCAAATCCACTAGCACTGAACGCATACTGTCTTGCATATGATTCAAATAGAAATTTGGTTCATTTAAATGCAGCAATGAAAAGCAATTTAAAAAATTATCTAGATCAATATAGAATGGTGACAGATGCCATCAACATTAAAAATGGCTATATTATAAACATTCAAGTTAATTTTGAAATAATAACATATCCAAATATTGTTAATAAAAGAGAAGTTGTAATAAAATGTGTTGATGAATTAAAGACATTTTTTGATATCAATGAGTGGTATATCGGACAGCCCATAATTCTATCTGAAATTTATACTTTACTTGATAGAGTTGATGGTGTTAGAACAGTTTCTGATGTCTCAATAGTCAATAAGTTTGACAATGCAGGCGTTGATTATTCTACCAATGTTTATGATATTGGTTCAGCAACCATTGACGGGGTGGTTTATACAAGCCTTGATCCAAGCATATTTGAAGTTAAGTATCCGAACAAAGATATATTCGGAAGAGCCAAATAATGAAAAAATTTATAGGTTTATTGTTAATGCTTTTGATGTTAGCTTGTTCACCTGCAATAGAAACTGTAAAGTCAGATTCTACTCAGACTAAACAAG